ATCAGCTTCAAGCACGAAATGTTGAGAAATGCGGGCCCGTGCCGTGGCGTTCATATCACGCGGGAAGTGTAAAAACACACTATCAGTGATCAAACCGGCTTTAGAATATCGAGGTACAGCCAAAAACTGCCCGACAGTAATGGTGATCTTGTTGTATTTCTCGGCGCCATTCAACAAGCTAAGGCGTGACTCTGGTGTTATAACACCTTCAGTCAGGCGCTTAGTAATGTCTGCAAAAAGGTGATTGGGCATAACAGCCAAATTACCGTCAAGAAATAAGACATGGCCAACCTGCACATCGATGTCGGGAAGAAAGATTGTATGCAAATTCGCATAAATCTTATCATAGACCTCAGCATCTTGTAAAACAGCAAGGTGATTACCCTGTGTTTCAACAACAGGTTTTACAACCTCTGTAACAACCTTCTCTGGTTCATCACCAAGCCCAAGCACAGCACGAACTGCCTGATACACGGATTTCATGAGCTTAACAATGATATCAAAAGATATCTTAAGCATAGCAACAATTGCCACAATACCTGCAACCCCAGACACAATGCCAAATGGCTGCAATTTCTTAACTGAAATAAGCAGCGATTTGAAAACATTCTTGATAGTGTGCTGCATTGTGGCTTGCTTATCAGCCCACTCCGAAAGAGCGACACCCTCTTCATAGTAGGTGTCAAGATCTTTCCGAGTCCTACCGAACCAAGACATGAATGCAGTTAAGCTACCTGAATTCATACCAAGAGCATCCATATAACCCTGCTGAGACATTATCTCGAATATGGCCGACATCGTGCGCTCAGCTTTCGCGTAATCGAAAGCAACACCCTTGGCAACTTCATCCGCAATACCAAGTAAGCGCACCGTGCGCGGGTCTTCAGTTATGGATGCATGGATTGCATTAAATTCAACACTCTTGTCGAGCACATCATAAATGAACATTGGTGCATACAAATTCGTAAACTCTATGAAAAAGCTCTGGAATATATTAGGAGAAGCACCAGCTTTAACAAACTCTTTCGTGCGCTTCTCAAGATCTTGTTCAGAAAGCACATAATCAGATCTGCTGGAACGAAACTTCCTAGCTAAGGCCAAAAACCTTCGCCTGTCCGGACCAGCAGCATCGGGAGTCGCTTCTTTGTTAAATTCCGAAACAGCGTCAGAAAGAGAAGCAAAAGTTGCTAAAAGGTCTCTGCGAGTGATTGGAATATCTCCTGGATTGTTTGGTTTGATGGATTCGTCTAATCCACCAATGTTTTCATCAGAGCCACAATCAGAGGACTCTTCAATCTCTTGTGAAGATGTAGGGATACCCTCGCCTGATTGCTCAAAAATGGAAAGCTCCCCAAGTAATTCCGCATACTTCTCCATAGCACCAACAGACGCTGCATGTTGCATCTGTTTCATTCGCAAGCTCGAAGCAACTTGTAAAACAAGTTGTTTCAAGTCAATGGATTCAGAAAATGTTGAATCAACACCCTCTGTTGGAAACACGAAATCTTGGAAATTGATGGTCTTTGCACGCCAAGCTTCCCAAGGTATGCAAGAAAGGACATCATCAGCAGTCTTATGCTCTTTAGCACCCAAATTAGTCAAACGCTGTAAGAACTCATTCTCCATCTTATCATAATCCATCTTACCATCAATGGAATATTCAGGAGATGCTTCAATATATACAGGTGTATGTATGCGTCTAACAACGGCATCAGGTGTCTTGACAACCTGGGCATAACTTGTCTCCCGTATATTGGAAGCATTAGTAGTGCCAAGGAGCAAAGGTGAATCAAAGAAAAACTTCCCTTTACTAGGCAAATCTGCCATATTCAAAGGAAATAGCCATGCATTCACCATTCGTATGATATTCTCATACTCACTGTCTGCTTCTCCCAATGCTGGAACTTTCTGAAACAAATCATCTACTATCGTGCATTTCTGCCCGACGTATCCATTCCAGTACTCTGTCGAGCCCTTCTGGAACAATTGTTTCATAACATCCGCCGGTTTTGCTTCGCCTGCGGCAAGCAAAACTGAAACAGCAAACTTCACTAAAAGCGAAGATTTGCCAACACCCGCTTTGCCCGTGAATAAGACAAAATGGGGCTCGGCTCGAAAATTCTTGCCTGCAGTGACAACTCCCATGAAAGGCTGTAATGCAAACTCCAAGTTATCCAATGCTCGCTTCATAATAGCGCTCAACTCCATATCCTTGAGGGTTTGCAAAATAATATAACCTTTCTTCACGTGGTCATAAATCTCCACAACTTGAGTGGTTGTGGGTTTGTCCAATAGACAAGATTTAAACCTGTGAGATTCAGTTGTCCACTCCTTAACTGCCCTATATGCAGCATCACCAAGGAAGACAGTCTTCTGCTTACCATCTTTGTCTTTAACGCTAACTAAAGACAAAATGGCGTTAATAACAGCTTCGCATATTGAAACTGCCATCTTGAACAAAGACTCCAACCCTGATGACAGACGTGGTAAAATAGCAACTCTCGTCATCAAAACAGTCATGAGTTTCCCAGCCTCTCTTGGCAAGTATGAGAAACACATAACTGACATGATAAGAGCCTTGAAAGGGCTGTCGGAAAAGCCAGATTCTTGTCGAAATCCGACATTAAAATGGCATGAAACAAAGCCCCACATCTTCTTACCAAATATGGCTGCAATAGCGGTTGTAATAACGACAACCACCGCCGTGTTACCAGCAAACTTGTCAAGTAGCCAATAAGCAAGAACTGCCACAGGGACAACCCACATCTTATCTAGCAAGGATACAACAGCACTCTTAAGTGATTGAAAGATATTAGTAATATCTTCCAATAACTTATTAGCCATGTTTGATCCTTTCAAGGCATTTTGTAAAATACCCAATGCTGCTGAACCTGCTTTAGCAAGAAAAGCTCCAACGCCAACTGCCCCAATAATAGGCAGAGCTTGGCCTATATCTCCAAAACCCTCTTGACGAAACTCATCATCTTCAGGACGAATGACAGATACATTCTGACGAGCTTTGCGCTCCTTCCGAATGTCTCTTTCGCGAGTAACTTTGGGAAGCATTTTCCTAACGTCTCGGTATCTGCGTTTAGCAGACTTGCGTTGTTCGATATCTCTCTCAAATCTTGTAGAAACCCGATTCTTCTTCGCTTGAAAGTCACTGTGTGTATTCATCGTAGTTGTATCTGGTTCGTAGATTTTAAGACCCCGAAGGGAAAGAATTAAATCGGTGCGCAATGTGCGCACGAAATATTTCAAGGGTTATGCCCTACCATATTGGTTCGTACTAATGACAGCGGACCTGTAATACAGCAATCATGTCAAATTCGGTTCCAATAGCTATCGGGAAAACATTGAAAGATGAATGGTATGGCCC